GGGTGGGGTTTTTAAAAATTCAAAATACAATAATCTGGTTGGACTGTCATTGTAATTTGTTGAGCAGTATTTTCAGTATCCCAACTATAATCACCAAAATTAGCTTCTATAATTAATGCTCCTTTTACAATCCATTCTGATACCACATCACCTACAGGACCTAATACATTAAATGTTAAGTCTTTTTTATAGAAGTCACTATACCCATCACGGCCAGTTACTGATTCGTGATGCAAACGGACCCATTCCATAACAGCCTGGGCACCAGAAGGTGTAATTGGATCAAATAATGTAAACTGAATTGTATTCCAAGTTGTTTTACCTTTCACAAAACGTTGAACGTTAATATGATTTAAGGCTACAGTTCCTTGGGTTAAAGATACAGCTCCCATTCCTTTTACAGCATAAGATGGAATACCATCAATGTATACTATAAATCTATTCGCCTGTTTTGGCTCAAAAGCTGTAAAAAATATTTCGTTAGGATCTAATACTGCCATTTTGTATTTTTTGTTTTATTATAAATATACAACTTTTAAATTTTTATTGTGGGAATGTAGCTCCAGTAGGTAGTACATTAAAGTCTAAAATTATAAATTCAGCCGTTCTAGTTGGATGAAGGAAAATTTGAACTACTAATTCATTTCTATCTACTACATCCGCAGTGTTATTTGTATCATCCATTACTACTTTAAAAGCAAACAATCCTTGTCTTTGTTGTACACTTTCTAAATATGGATTTACTTGGCTTAAGAAACTATTTCTTGTAGCAATAGTATTTTGTTCAAATACTAAATTATCTGATACTTGTGAGATGTATCCCTTAAGAGCAATTAACAATCTTCTTACATTTACTCTATCTAAAGCACTTGCTCTTTTCTGTAGAGTTTTCTGTCCAAATACTACTACTCCAGATTGTGGGAATGTAGCTATTGGGTTAATGTTTGCTTCGTATAAAGTATCTCTGTTTCCAGCTGTTAATTTTCTTTCTGCTCTAATTACTTGACCTAATCCTCCTCTTGTAATACCAGCAGGTGCAAACCATGGATCACTTGAAGCATCCGTAAAGGCATATACTCCAGGAATCATTGTTGAAGCAGGTACCCAAACTAACTCTCCAGTATTTGGATCAACTGTTTGTACCCAAGGCCAATAAGTAGCAGAATAACTATTATCAAATCCACTAGTTTCACTTACTACATTAGCAATTGATGAGTTATAATTCACTAAATCAATTACAGCAATTGAATCTCCCCTTGTAATTGAGTTATTAACTAGATTTGTAATTTGTGTTGCTCCAGTTCCTGCGTTTTCATTTACTAATCCAGGTACAGCAATTACATTAAATTTATACTCATTTTCATTGGACATTAATGAAATAGCGTTATTATAATCCGAACCTGTTAATCCTTGGCTATCTGTAGTATCTATTTCATTATAGAAATTAGCAACTTTCCCAACAGGAATATTTGAACCTTCAGCTCCTCCAAAGGATCCAGATACGGCGTGAGAAGATGTACCAGGAAGAAGATGTACATAAATAGATTTAGGATTCCCATTATTATCAAAATAATTAGGGGTGTTAGTTACTTGTTTTACTCTTACGTATTTTGAGACATTAGCATAAGATCCAGATTCTTGGATATAATAATCATCTCCATCATTTACTAATGTGTAATCTATATCACCAATTACTTTTGAGATATAATTAGATGCAAAAGGGTCTAATGATAATTCATTATATGATTCTAGTACTACTTTTTGATTTACGGTATCATCTCCTCTACGGATTAATAAACTAAATGTTCCTGAAGATGTGTTTACACTTGGGATTTCCCATCTAATGTTATCTTTAGAACCTGAAGGTAAACTTCCTGATACCTCTGAACTGGTACTATTCATTATAATTCCTTCAGAAATAGTTTCTAGTACAAAAGATCCTGAGTTTTGGGAAGATGAGATAGCGGAAGTTGCAGGGGTGAATGAGCCAGAAGTTACTCTAGTTACTAATAATGAACTACCACCATTTTGAAAATAATTATTAGCCGCGATTGATGTGAAAGTTGAATATACACTAGATCCACTTTCAATTTCTCCTCCAAATACTGTTGTAAATTCACTAAATGAAGTAACCAATGTAGGAATTTCAACAGGACCTTTTGCAGTAGGGCCAATGATAGCTGCACCTCTTTCAACTGGTTGTCCTTGTATAAACGATTGATCGTTTTCTCTCGCTAATACACCTGGAGATAATAAAGTTTCTGCCATTTTTATATGTTGTTTTTAATATT